GGCGAGGAGTTGCTCTTTCTTTTCTTTTTCGTAGCGGTTTCGTAGCGCAACAACAACTGCTTCGCCGACTTTGTTTACATTGTTCAGCATTTCTTCGTTGGCTTTTTTTTGCGCTTCCGCTAAGTCTTCCGCGGCTTTTTTCGAGTCTTCCATGGATTTTTTTTGTTCACGTTGACCCTCGGAAGATTTTTTTGTTGACGAGGAAACTTGATCAGTTGAATTTTTTAAAGCATCAAGAGAAGTCTTCATCATATCGCTGTACGGTTTGGTCTGTTTTTTTGCATCGCCGAGCGAAACTACTTCTTTTTTTGCGACGGAAGTTGCTTTAGTTAGTTCCGCCGCACTGTTGCCCACGTCGGCAAATTGGATTTTTAGTGCCGCGGAATCGCGCTTTGCTTTTTCTGCGTCTAGTAGAGTCGATATTCCTTGACGTGCTAAACTAATTTTTTCAGAAAAGTTAGGTATCCATGATGTAAGTTTTTCTAAACCTATAAGTATAATATCAATGCCTTTAAATATAATCGTTTTTAAGTAAGATAAACCTTGCTGAAAGCCATATATAAGAGCGTTAACTATATTTGAAACGGAAGTTTTAGCGGCATTATATATAGTGCTGAAAACAGTAACGAATATTAGTTTTAAATTATCCCAGACATTTGTCCAATTTTTTGAAAAAATACCTGTGAGGAAGTTCATTATATCAATATATGCCTTTTTAAAATGCCCCGCGTGTGCAACCACAACGTCAGTGATCACTTTAAAAATTGGCGCAAAAGTTTTTGATAAAAATGAAAAAATTGGCTTTAGTATATTTTGGTGCAAGTGTGCAAATGCGTTTGCAATGGCGGAAACCTGCGTTACAAAAACCTGTGCTAAAAACTTACCTAAAGGCACTAATGCTTGATTCCATAAAAAACTTAAAAAAGCACTCAAAGCTTTAATCGTTGGTGATAACACATTCGATAAATAATTGCCCAATGGTATAAATGCTTTGTTCCATAAATCTTTTATTGCTGATCCTATTGGCACAATAATATTTTTCCACAGCGACATCATCACGGTTGCAATCGCTGAAAAAATTCCTTCGACAATTCCGCGAAAGCTTTGGTTAGTTTTGTAAAAATATATTGTGCCCGCAACGAGCGCGCCGATTGCGGTTATGGCGATGCCGATAGGGTTAGCGACAAGAAATGTTAATGCCGCGCCTAAAGCTTTTATTGCCGTTGCCGATGCAAGAATTCCGCTTTTAAGCATCGGCAAAACGGCGATGACTCCGCCGATGGCTAGTGCTACAGGCCCAAGCGCGGCGGCGACTAGAGCGCAAACAACTACAATTTTTTTCATCTCTGGCGTAGTTTCTTGTAAAGACTTTAAAAAGTCATTAACCTTTGTTATTATTGCCGTGAATGTTGGTAGTAGCACCTGCCCAAAAAGAACGCCAAGTTCTTTCAGCGTTTCGCCGAAGATCCTCATTTGTGCAGCTGCCTCTGCGTTGTTTCGCTCAAAGTCGCCCTGCGCATTTTTAGTCGCATCCAACAAAAACGCGTACCGTAAATTAACCTTTTCCGCTTGAGTCATGCTCTCGACGCTTTTATTTATTCCGTTAGCTAAAGCGAAAAACTTCAGATTGGTTTCTGTCATTACATAACCAAGAGTAGACAACGATTCCGTCTCTCCCGTAAAAACGCCTTTTAAAGCGCCCATCGCCTGCTCAATGGAAACGTTTTTCATGCTAGCGATGTCAGCACCGAGTTGTGTCATTGTCATTGACATTTCAGCGGCATCATCTCGAGTCAACCCCATCGATGTACCCATGTCGCCAAATAACGCCGCGGAATCAAGAGCGGTGAGTCCTGCCATTCCCATTTTTTCAATTGAGGTCTTACTCCATGCGAGTACATTTTTTGCGCTTTCTCCAAATGCAACATTTACTTTGTTAACTGCTTCATTCATGTCGCTAGCCAACTTAATCGATGCCCCACCTGCTAGGGCAATTGGAAGCGTCAGCGCGGTCGTAAGCGTCGTACCGACTGATGTCATTTTTTCGCCGAAGCTCGCCAGCTTACCCTGCACAGCGTCGAATCCTTTTGTTAACTCGTCAAAGTTAGATGATATCTTGACAAATAATTCTGACAGCAAACTATTCACCACCTTCATATGACGCTGTAAATGCTTCTAAGAATCTTAACTGCTCCTGCCACGATTGCTTCTTTTTTGGTTCGCGCGGCATGAAGTCTTCTACTTTATATGGTAAACCTTTCGTTCTGTTGGCGTTGGCGATGACACAACATATAAGAGCCGAGTTGTATTGTTCGCGTTTTATTTTACGCTTAAAAGATTCATGTAAATAATAGTACTCTTTATATAGCAATCGCCACGCATCATTTGGGGCGATGTGCATCTCGGCGACACACATCGCCCACAACTCAATGACGCGTGGCGCGGTTAGTTTTTTGTGTTAACTTCATTTTGCGACTCTGGCACATCGACCGAGTCTCCTATGACTTTTGTCAACACTGTAGATATGTCACCTAAATTTTTAACCGTGATAAACTTTCCGACCTCTTCTGCAGAGAGAGTTGGATCTCCGTGCAGGAGGCACGACCACAGCAGTGCGCGGATGTCTGTGGCTTTTATACCTGCATCACTATCGCCCACCGCAAACGCGCTCTTGCCCGTCAGCGACTCGTATGCGCACATGGCGTTAAGGTCGTAGCGCAATTCACGTTCTTTGTCCAGATTGATAGTATACTTTTTCATATTTTCACCTCATTAAATTTGACCCAGTGTCGGTCGTCCAGAAACTTTAAACGTTGCGCTAAACGGGATCACTCCATCGACTGGGGCTTCCATGCCAAACGCCGTAGCTAATACCGTTGCGGTAAATCTTGTTACGCTAGGGGAGGTTGGATAGTCGATAGTAACCGTTTGCGCACTTGACGTTTCGAGCGCAACGATTGTGGCGGATGCCGATGCCGTCGTAAAATTCCCCTCCACCGAGATCTCGCCACCGTCGCGCAAGCCTTTGATAAATTCCCTGTATTGTCCAGCGGATGAATGAGTTGTTACGTCAATCGTTTCTGCCGATAAATTTGGAGCGGAAATACTTGTGATTTCACTAATCGTCGTTGAGCCAATTTTAAAAATAGCGCCATTTGCAAATGTTCCTGCCATTAAATATTCCTCCTTTTAATAAGAAAGCTAGTGACATATGATATCGTAGTTGGCATTGATGATGCGCTTGTCAGCATCCCGCTCTGTGGAGGAGTACGTATAGTAACATTGTACCATATTAAACCCATCAATACCAAATGACTTTAAATTTATTGCGGTGTTAGCTAATTCAAGTATTTCCTTTGATAGTTTATACCCTCCACGACCTGTATCGGTAAATATTCGCAACTCTAATGTTACTATATAACCCTTTGAGTTATTAAGCCTGTTGCTAGTCGTTTCGGTCATGCTGCCGATGGTCACATATGGATACGGGGAATTTGTAGGGGGTTCATCATATAGGGCGTTGGATATTTTAGCCATAAACGATGAAGATGAAGCAAGAGCGTTGTAGATGCTTTTTTGCACCGCCCACATCGCTGTCAACTACTCCACCCCCCGTATGCGCTTAAGTTCAATAATCATCTTCGGCACAGCCTGCATATATGCTTTGCGCAAAAAATGCCTGCCGTAGCCTTTCGGCTTTTTCTGACCACCGCTCGTGCGCCTTGAATTCGGACCACCACCACCGCGCTCGTGGATCTTTTCAGCATATTCAACATTTGTGCCGACAAATATTTGTCCTTTTTTGGCGCGTACTGTTTTTAGCATGCCATCAAAACTATTCCCGTTTCTGTCGGTGTAGTTAAACGTGTCAACATTTTCAGTCATTGTATTGATGCTGGCACGTAGCCTGCCGCTATCGACAGGAACATTTCTCTTTGCTACTGTCTCGATCTCCGCTTTACTCATGGCATAAAGTGTGTCGTATATTTCATGTTGTAAATCTTTGTTGAGTTTTTTTAATTCATTGGATAACTTATTATTGTTCTTAATTATTATCCGCACACTCATGCGTCCTCACTCGCTTTGATAGTCATCATCGACCCGCGTTGACTCTCATCGATAACTGATTCAATGCGCAAAACTTTATTCTTGTACACTATTCTTTGAGTGTTATTAATCGGTTGCTTTCTAACGCGAATAGTATATTTGTTTACTTGTTGCGCCTTGTCGTATCGCTCGTCAAGATCGGATGACACATGCACATTTGCCCATATCGTTGACGTTGTCGTCCACGACTCTATAAATGTACCGCCGCCGCTTGCTGTTGTTGATAATGATTGTAGCGAGATATTGCTCCTGAGGTTTGTTAACATCAGAAAACACCTCTTGCACTTGAGTTATAATTAACAATGTTTCCTATTAACCCTTTTAACGTATCGTAGCTTATAGAGAACCCTTGCTCGGTCCATTGTGTAGCATACTCTTGCCTGCACTCGTATAGGTATGCCGCCACCCGAAATATAGCCGTCTTAATGCTTAACGGTGTTGTTGATGGCGTTGTATCCGCCACGAGTCCAGCGGTATATGTGATCACATACCCATCGCCGTCGCGCCCTTGCTCAAAAAAGTTATTGACGTTAAAAAATTCATCCGCCGCGTGTCTATACGTTGTTGCACTTTGCGTCACATATGCAGATTCAAAATTCTGTGCATAAACTATTGACGTAACACTACTGACTGGCGACCTCATTGCGGGGATGCTTGTCACTCCGCCCGTCTGTCGCTGTATCACTGATCGTCGATGCAGCCGAATGCCCATATACCCCTCAACAATTTGTGTCGCTGCATGAGTAATTTGAGATATGAGTGTCGGATTCTCATCTACACTATCATCAATCTTTGCATAGCGTTTAAATTCAATGTCATTAATTGGGTGATATATCGGATCTGACTCCGACACCGTTACATACTGCGGTACAGCATAGTCTGTGAGCATGTGCTCACCTCCCTTGCTTTATAACCTTTGTTATATATGTTGATTGCTCTTTACGTAACGAATCTTCGTACTCCACAAGATCCTCGTGCCTGTATAAATGTTTAGCAGGATGATGAGTGTCCATATATATATTATACCCCGCGCATTGTGCTCGTATACAAAAGGCTCGGTCTTCCCACGTGCTCCACGACACGTTTGGGATGGAAGTGTACGTAACGCCGCTCTCAATAACGCTTCTGTGTATTAATATACAAGCCCCTGTATAACCTACCTTGTAAACAGATGGAGTGCGCCACTGATCCCACTCTCCAGTATATTCATATCCATAGTGGTCGTACATCCATGCGTTCGGCATCTCGGGCTCTTGCGGTGTCCACCGTGTCCAAAATACCTCGGATATAATATGCTTTCTATGATTAATTAATGTCACCAAAGTTTTAGGATGTAGAATTATATCGCTATCAACCAAAAAGAAATAGTCGTACTTTTCTGTCAATGCTTTATGCAATAAATAGTTTTTCATGTTTACAACATCTTGTAAATTCTTAGCGCCCCAATGATGGGTAGAATCTTTGCGATAAGAAGTGTTGTTTGTATAATCTTCGTACTCGTGTGCCTGCAGTAGATCTTTCAACCCGCTAGAGTTATGCAGTATAAAGAATTTATCTACTTCGTATTCGTGTTCAAGAGAATTTAATGATGCCAAATAATGCTCAAAAACACGCACATCTTGATGCACTGGTGCTCCGATGAGTATACGGGTCATGATGAATCGCCATCTTTTTTATTAGCATTATCAACTTCTTTTTTGTACTCTTCGTAAAAGTCTTGCTCGAATACTTCTTTATGCGCTAAATGACCAAACTGCAAGGTTGTGTCGCAAAACATTTTAACACCTGCGTTTTTTAATTTGTTACAGAAAGTCAGATCCTCCCCCACGTGAGGGAGTGGAAAAAAGTAAGGGGCGTTAATCTTCTCAAATGCTGATCGCTTTATTAATGCACACGCCAATCCTGCTCCTTCGATGGGCAACAGACCTTCGCCGTATCCCACTGGCGTTTCTAGGTAAGGAGGTTGATTGCTTCCTTCGTCAATATTTACCTTTGTATAAAAACAAGGCTGATAAGGCTTTACGCGCTTAAAAGCTTTTGCGGTCACGAATTCTTTATCGTGTTTAACTAAAAATTCAATGCTTTGCGGATGGAAGGTCATATCGCTGTCGATAAACATTAAGTACTCGCAATCGCTTTTTAAAAATTCGCTTGCTATATATTCTCTGGCATCATATACTAGCGAGCTTGATATCATGGAGAATTCAAGTAATATATTCGTCCTGCGATTCGTCATGCGCATAAATGATTCAAAAACTTTAAATTCGATTGGTCGATGGATTGGCACTCCTACCATGACTTTTGTCATGAATAACACCCCTAATATGTTATTCCCTTTATAATATACGGCATGGAAACGTCAAGGGGTACGCTTGTCGCTTGCGCAAGCTATCCATGCCGTAAAGCTGTAATGTTATCCTAGATATCTATCTCCGTCACGAGCAACCACTGCGCAAACGCCTGATGCAGTATCGGCTTTTTGGACATAAACGCCTAAATAGCGTTTCCCTTCGCTCAATTCACTTTCAACAACGTCAATAGTTAGAAACCTTGATGCTGTTTGTGATGATCCAGTAACTTCTTTAAGTTTTGTAGCGACTGCACCAGCCCATGTAGGCTCTGTGGATTCCCAAATGCTCACCGTGATAACGCCCGCGGTAGTGGCAACGCCTTGCGATACTACTGCAAGATATTCGCTAAAGTCACGCATGTCGACGAGTTCGGATGATGAGATCGCAACCGTTGATGCAGTAGCGACAATTGCTGACGTTAAAGATACTTTTTCAGTAATTTTTTCCACTTTTCATGCTCCTTTCAATTGTTGATTATTAAGCACCAAAGTTTCCGAGTGTAACAAACGGCGAGATTGTCGACCCGCCTGCGCGCGGTGTGATCGCAGAGTCAAGCCACGGCTGTCCATCGACACGTTGCACGAATCTCCACGCTTTTTCATCATATTTAAACTTAACGTGCATAGACTCTTCAATTGTTAACCGTTGGCGATCTCCGATCACATAGTACCGCATGTCTGCGAGCGTTACGTCGCCACGCGTGCCCAATGCAGGCACTTTTTCTGATACAATGACTGGTACGCCGTATATTGAAGATGGTAAAGCACCAGCTATGTTACCATTAAAGCCCGGCAATAATATATAGTTATTACCTTCATCTTTTAGCTTGTAAATACTTGGCAACACTGATTGATTGATAATCCACACAGGCGTTCCGCCGCGGCGGTAGAAACGCGCAAGCATCGCAATGAGGTCGGCGGTCTGTACCGATCCAGTTGCGGTGCGTCCAACGGTGACCGTTGCAGGGGCATTAATGATGCCGAGCGGTTTATTAACGCCGTTACCTGTTAAGAATGCTGAATCTTCCTCAAACGCAATCGTCTGACTGAACACATCGGATAGTACTTGACCCATGGAAATAATAGCGTCATTGTTTAATTCATCGGACGATTCTACGTATCCAATAAGCTTTTTAGCTTCTAAAGTAATTTGCTTGAATTTAGGATTGCTCTCTGTCTTCTCTTGCCCTTCGCCCTGCCAGTAAGCACTCACTCCACCAAAAAGGCTGCCAGACGCGTTGCTCGCCATATTAATGGCAGGAATTTTTAATATAGGGGAATTAAGATTGATCACTCGCGCGCCATTGCCGCGCACAACCGTTTCCTCTAGCTGAACGCGCAGTACCTCTCGCGAAAACTCTTCGGGTACTAAATAACCGCCGAGATCGCCAGTACCCTCCACTAAATTTTTACGTGTAAAAGCCTTTAACTCGGCATCGCCTGTGCGCGCTTTTACCAAAAATTCACCGAACGAATATTTTGGTGCATCAACATTTGCCGACTTTTGTGCAGTCGCCTGCATTTGTGACAACTTCGTGTCAACGGAATCTTGAAACTTGGAAAACATAGTTTCTAGATCTTTTTGATCTGCGTTTCGTTGGTCTAGCATATCTAAAAATTTAACTTCTAAACTTTTTAGGTCTTCTTTGCTCACGCCCTGCGTGATCGCGTCTGCGATAGCTTTTTGCACTTCGTTAATGCTCATTATAGTTTACCACCTTTCAGTCTTTCGATAATTTTGTATATCTCGGTCGGCTCGATATGATCGCGCATAGTGTCGCGTGACGGCTCGGCGCGTTTGAGTGACTGTATATACGATAACGCTTTTCCAATTGTATCATTATCTGTTGATTGTAGCAATGATTTGATCTGTAAAATTTTAGCTTGGTCATTCGCCGCAAAAGTTACTGGCGAAAACTCCCACAACTTGACTTCTTTTATCAATCTAAATCGTTTATTGCCAACAGGTTTATAGTCGCTCTTGACAATATCGAACCCTATTGACATTTCCGTTACTACGCCATCGCGTATAAGTGTCATAGCCTTTTTGCCTGCGTCCGTCGCGGATATTTTAGCCTTAACGTATAAGCCGTTTTCGTCCTCCGCCATCACTTCGGGGATGCCTATGGGCTCTGTGGGGTCGTGTTGCCATAATACTTTAATGCGATTAACATTTTCTTTGATCGTTTTGGAAAACGCGCCTTTTTCTATTATATCCCCATAACTATCAATGTTGTTAAAAAAAGATGCGTATCCTTCAAACTTTGCGTCATCGATAGATTTTGTTTCAAACTTAACTGCTTTATAATTCATTATTCATCTCCTCCATATCGTTTTTTTATTTCTTCATTAACTAGTTTTTTCATTGCATCAATACCAATACTGCCAACAAGATGCCATTTTATTTGAGCAATTATACCTTTAATGCGGTTGTTTTCGTAGTGTCTGGCGCTCCACGCCTCTCGTAGTCGTATAGCCTCTATCTGTCGTGGTGTCAGGTCGTCCGCGGATACATCGCCTGTGCGGATGTCGTATAAGTGTCTATATTGTTCGTTGCCTAAAATATTACCACCAAGATTCCACACTTTTGGGTAATTCTCTTTTACGCGCTCCGCAAACTCAATGGGAAATAAATCATATTTACTATTTTGTAAACTAATTGTTTCGTCGTCTCCGCGCTGCGGAAAGTTAGTTGCCTTTGCAATGCGCTCAATAATCACACTGATATATTCATCATCAATATCTTCTTCTTCTTCGTCATCTTTTTCGTCATCATCTTCTTCTGTGTCGTCATCGTCGTCTTTGTGCTCCCATTGCACTTGACAAACCGCATACCTTTGCCCCAACTTGCTAAACTCCTGTACCATGGATTCGTCGACCATACATCGTTCTATAAATTGTTCATGTTCTTCATCTTTTACTGGTCTTGGTATTGGCATCATTAAGCCTCCCCGTCTGCGTACTCGTATCCTATAGTGCACCTGCAGTTGATCGACTGACTCGGCGGTAGTGACTGATCGCTTGGATATCGGGCGCGGAATCCTGCTACCGAGAAACTTTCATCTAGATTAATAGCTGGGTGGCTTAACATATTGCGATGTGAATCTCTTACATCGTCGTCGAGGGTCGGAATCCATATTTTTTTTAGTTTAGCAGATACTTGCTTCGCACCACTAAGCGATCCGTAATTTGACGCTCCCACGACCTCTGTGCGCGCAATAGTTCGCGACCTATTTGGTATAATGTGTTCAAGGTATAAGTTATCAATCTTTTCCATCATTACAAGTATACTCGCACCCTCTGCGAGCGACTCGGACACAATCGCTTTGATGGCATTGCGCGTAGTTTCTGTGATTAATGACACTTTTTCAGCTGTTGTGTTGTCAATATAGCTTAATATTTCTTCCGTCCTAGCGTCATAGCTTTTTATGTTTGATGGCAATAATGATTTACGTTTTCTGTTTATATCATCAAATACTTTTTTTCCGAATGTTTCTATTATTTCGGTATAGAAACCTTTAAACAGGGAAATAAAACTGTCGTAGTCGTCATTTATTGTGTTTAATATTTCGTTGTTCACATTGTCACTAGAGAAACTTGTGTCCATTATCTTTTTACGCTGTTTACCAAAAGCTGCTTGTATTTTTTGGTTTACGTCATTATAAAACTTTGCTCGCTCTCGCTCAACGCGTTGGAATAGTTTTTTTTTACCTCTAAACCGTCATGGTTGTTTGTTGTTTCTAGATTCAAACTTTTTTGTTGTATATCCGATGTGTCGATAGATATTTGCATGTCTGTGATAAATATATCTCCATCGGTCGTTTCGTCGTACTCTAGGGCAAATCGAGCTTCGTTTCGTTTTATCAGTCCACTTTTCCATAGGTTTATTGTTCGTGTCGCTAAAGAGTCTTGACCCTCACGCAGCGCTGATATACCACTGATGTCGTAAGCCAAGACCAGCGAGTCGCCATACCTTGGTAGCAGATCGCTTGACAATTTATCTTTAATGTGTTCAAGATATCGCGGTATTACTGTGTTTTCCCAAAAACTTTTAACGGCTTCACTAAAGTTTGAATACGTTTGTCCGTCGGGATCACCCACGAGTTGGGATGGCACGCCAAAAGCGGAACATATTTCAGTTCGGTTAACCTTTCTCTGTGCTAAAAAGTCCATATCAACGGATGATAGTCCGAGTTGTTGATATTGCGCGCGATCCGCGTTGAGGACGAGTGGCACGCGTGCGTTCTTTGACCCTCCATACCTTTTGCGCCATTCATCACGTAGGTTGTCAATTAATTCTGGCGATGGATTGATTACGCTAAGCATTCCTGCTGGCACGCCTGCGTTTTGCAAAGTCGCTTTGTTCCAATCGACAGCTTCGTTTTCCGTGTCAATGGTTCGGGACAAGGCTTTTATTGGTGACAATCCTTCGTATATATCATCAGGGTTGTTAAACTTTGACCACAATATTTCTTCTTTTTGGTAATATATTGGTTTGTGCATTTCATACTTAAACCCACTAACAAACCCTTCCTTGCTAGGGATTGGCTTGGTGTAGTGGGGGTATAACGGCACGATCTCTCGCGGTGCTGTGGGATTTATATACTCTGCAAAAAATTTACCTTCAATCGCTAAATATGTCGCCCATAAATCAATGAAATCCCTGCCGCTCATAAAGCTATTGGCTTTAACATTTAACATGTCAAGTATTGGGTGTTGCTCTACTTCGATTAGCCTTCCTGCGCGCCCTCGTCTGTATAACAGCCACGGCACGGATGATACCGATGATGAGATCTGCATCACACACGAGTATACCCAGACGACTTTGCTGTGTGCTTCTGTGATGTACTGTCTATCTTTCTGCGTTGACCAGTAAGGCTGATTATAATTTCCGTCGGCAACAAACTGGTATTTCTGTTTTTTTACGAATCGATCCCAAAACTTCACGCCGTAAACACCTCCACGTCAAAAGTATATCGCTTGTTCTTGCACAAAACATTCTTCAAGCGCATATCTCATTGCATCAATTAAATGGTTATCTTTATCGCGCGGTTTATTTATATATAAACCATTTTTGTCTGTTAAATATTGATACAATTGAATTTCTCGCAGGAAGTTTTTGCATGATGGGTGTATGATAATTTCATTCCTACGTATAAAGTCAATGCCAAAAGTTATTGAGTCCTTACCTTTTTTAGCGCCCTTCGCTCTTATCCCCATCAATTGTAAGTCGCGTATACTTTTTGGCTCGGCGCTATCGCAAGTAATATATTCGTTGTTTATTATATCTTTTAACCTTTGAGCAACAATATCATTTGTCATCTCAAGTTCTTCAAACTCATTTATCACATATATTTTTTTGCGCATACGGTCATAGTGCAGGCGCACAAAAGCGCATGGATCAGATGCAAAGCCGAAATCCAAGCCATTATAAAATGTATCGAATATTGATGGATCGAATTGTTCAACTTTGTAATTGTTGAATATGTTTTTGCCTAATATGCCCCAATTGCCTAAAGTATAAACGTTATAGAAATATGAATCCTTTTCATTTTCCATGTTGCTGATATCTTGCTGCGTTAAAAATTGATTGTCTTTGTATGTTGTTTTAAGTATTAATATATTATCGTCTTTATATATTGGAGGTGTGAAGTCTGAAAAAAACTCTTTGTATAGCCAATGGGTTTGGTAAATGGGGTTAAACGATAATATAAGCCTCTTTTGTAATTCACTTCTTCCTCTTAACCTTTTTCGCAATTGCTGAACGTCCTCGTATTCGCACTCTGTGGATTCTTCGATCCATATGTCAGTCAGTACACCTTGTTGAGGTGTAATAGACTTAACTTTTTCTACGTCGTCTAGTCCAGCGGACAGGATCTGTGAGCCGTTGAAGCAGGTGAACGACGATTCCGTTTTGTTTATGGTGAATAAATTTTGCATGTTTAAATTCTTGATAGCTTTTTGTAATTCGTTAAATAAAGACTTTCTAATAGTTCTTGCTGTTTTTCTGCATATAAGATAATTGCGCTTATTGTTTACTACGTCAATGATGGCGCGTTGAGCCAAAAAATAGCTTTTTCCGCTCGAAGACCCTCCAAAAAAGATCTGTATGGGTGTATCATCATGTAAGTATTTTAAATATACTTTGTTGAACATTTTACTAGTTAAACGATACTCAATCATCATATTCCTCTACACTTACTTTAATCACTTTATCATTATCTGTGCTTACCTCTTGCTTATCCGCTTGCCCGAGCCAGTTTTTACCTAGCCATATTAGCAAAGCCGTATTACCTTTTAGTGCCTCTTGGTATTGTTTGCGGCGTAAAGAAACTTTGCCGAATCCCTTGTTTTGCTTGAAATATTCCGAAAAACTTTTGCCACAATTTTCAAAAATTCTTGTACTTAACGTTTCTTCGTCGATATCAAACCATGCGCATATTTCCTCCTGCGTTGCTTGGATATGGCAAAGTTTCTTGAGTTCCTCGAAGTCAATTTCTTTGCGTGGTCTGCCTTCTCCTTGACGCGGCGGGCGCTTGTAAACTTTTGGCTTGTCTTCCATTTTTTTTATTTCACCACCTTAAACAGATATAATGTACCTATGATATTATACATACTAAAATAGTACCACAGTTAGTGGTACTATGCAATCGATTAAATATTTTTACACCGCTACCGTTATACTACAGTTATATAATGTGTCAACAATTTTTATGTTGCAACTTTTGCTTTGTTTTCCAGCGCGCGTCTTGTGTGACTCATTACTTTCGCGTACGCATTGTTGATCGCATCAACAATAGCTAACTGATACTCCGATTGGTCGCGCCAATAGATATCAACGTCGTCCTCGTTATACAATGTACTCGCGCACGTGCCCCAGCCAGTGTAGCTGTATGACTCCCCGTTGTCGTAGTCTACTCGCGCTTCGACCGTAATGTCCAACTCCCCTACGTACGACACCTCTATTTCAGCGCCTCGGAAACGCGCGGTGTACTCCAAAATGTCGCACCGTATCTCGTGATCATAGTCAGCCCAACCTCTGTATGGGTCGCTGTCTCCTACAATGTAGACCTTTCCTTTTGGTGTTACGATTACATCCTCGTCCGAAAAGTCCAACTCTACCCCATAGATAACTTTTTTCATCATCAACGCCTCCTCTTTGTGTGTGACCGTGTGTCGATCACCTATATATACTATATCATATGACACTGGCGTGATCAAGTGGTATAGTCATAGTAACAAAAGTTTATTTTTTTACACTGCTACCGCTTGTAAACCCAATTTAGCTTTCACGGCATTGAGAATATCGGATTGTGTCGCGTCTTTGCTGGTCAGAGCCTGTATGACATCCTCATCTACTGTGCCGTCTGCGATAATGTGATGTACGATCACCGTGTCTGTCTGACCTTGACGATGCAAGCGCGCATTGGCTTGCTGGTATAGCTCTAGTGACCATGTCAAGCCAAACCATACGATGATGTGCCCGCCACTTTGCAGGTTGAGCCCATGACCGCATGACGCAGGGTGAGCGAGGGCGATCTTGATCTTTCCCGCGTTCCAATCCTCTATATCTTTTTCGCCATCAAGTTTTTTGGCATCTGGGAATCGCTCCATAATGCGATCCGCATCATGCTTAAAGCTGTAAAATACTAGCAATGTTTGCTCGCTGTGGAGTTCGGCGATCTCGTCCAACGCGTCAAGTTTAGCGTCATGAATCACTTTTACTCCGTCCTCCGTGTAGATCGCGCCGTTTGCGACTTGCAACGCCTTGATCGCCATCGCTGTATCGATGTCATCTCCCACTGACCGCGCGTCTCTGACGATGTCGCGCAATGCGGTGTGCGCTTTTTTGTCTAGTTGCACTGATATGCGATTGTCGATGCGATCTCCAAGCAAGTTGTAGTCACTAGCGCGCATGGATACGACACTGGGGGCAATGGCGCGTGTGATGTCTTCTTTTGCATTTTTGCGAGGCGACCATTGATGGAATCTTCCTTCCGTAAAATATTTATGCCTGAATGTCCACTCGTTTTTGCCTAGAGTCTTGCCATTATCGATGAGATACATTTGCGACCATAGATCTAGTAGTCCGTTGCTTGCAGGCGTTCCAGTGAGCCCATAAAAGCGTTTAATTTTATGCCGTACGCTTTTCAGTGCCTTAAATCTTTGTGACTTTGAACACTTGAAGCTACTAAGTTCATCGACCACTAGCGTGTCAAAATCCCATTCCATTTTATTTGATTCATAAAATTGTACAAGCCATTTAATGTTTTCGCGGTTAATTACGTAAAGATCCGCTTTTTGAGATAACGCCTTTTCGCGCTGCGATGAAGATCCTAAAATTTTAGATACTAAAAGATGCTCGGTGTGAGTCCATTTCTGCGCTTCTTGCGCCCATGTACACTGTGCTACGCGCAACGGGGCGATGATCAATACTTTCTGCACTTGTTTAGTGTCGATAAGTTTAACTAGCGCCGATAATGTCGTGACCGTTTTGCCAAGACCCATCTCAAGGAAAAGACCTAACTCTGTGTTTTTTTCGATCAACTCTTGCGCGTGCAACTGATAATCGTGCGGTGCGAATTTTTTTGCCATGTGAATCAATCTCCTTTTTTTATCAACTCTTGTCTATATATAGATCATATCATATCGGACAATGATTGTCAACACCTTCTTTAAAAATTTTTGTTCCGTTTATGTTCCAGTCGTGTTCCAATGGCGTTCCAATAGTACAAGTGTTTAAATTCCAGTATATATAAGGCTTTTCAAACTTAAGAATAGACGTGTTCCAGTTGTTCCAATAAATTCCCTATATAGCTGGAAATATATAATATATATTCTATACTATTTATACTATTCTACTGGAACAGTGGAACAGTATATATAATATATAGATAATATAAGGATTTTCAACATTTAACCTAGTGGAACATTCACTGGAACAGTACTGGAACACTGGAACAGTAAAGGTGCTGAAACAAAAAAAGAGCCTTTTTTGGCTCTTTCTCCCAGCGCACTCACACACACGAAAAGCCGTTGACGTGCCCGTACTCTGCTCCGATGCGCTTTTTTGCGTTTTTCCATCCTAAAAATTTAAGACTATTACGTATTTCTATCGCCCGATCTTTCGGCGGCGTGATGCTTAACTCGCAAAAGCATTCGCGCCATATCTCTATTACCGAGATAAACTGTCGTTTGTGCAGGTGATCTGGCTGTGGCGACCTCATACGCCGTACCCGATCATCCACTGACAGCATGTACCAGTGATCCGAGATCGGACGGCTCAAAAACTCCTTAATAACAGAAACGAGTTCAGGCTCGGCTGTATGTGCACTTTGTGTTTCGCGCGCCACCGTGTCAAGATCTTGCGGCAAGTACAGCGGCTCTCCCGCTCGATAGTAGCTTACAGCCTCTGCCCATATCTGACCCACGGTGTAGTCGTCGAGGTCAAAAACGCTTTTCGCGCTTTTTTCGCCGCAAGCAATTGGCAAAAAACGTCTATTGCCCGTAGGATCGGACAGAAACGAAAAGTCATTAGTGGTAGCAATAAAAATATTTTGCCTTGGGAAGTCCATTTCGCGCCTTGCGTACTTAGGTCTGTATCTGTCGACCTGTTTACTCAAAAACATTTTAACTACATTTATCCTCGCGCGCTCTTTTGCACTCATTTCGGCAATCTCCACGATCCACGTACCGCGCAACGCCATCATTGCAGGCTCACCCTCAAGGCTGACCAGACTATCACTATACCAAGATCTCCCAAGCTTGCGCAAAAAAGTAGACTTGCCAATGCCTTGCGCACCGAGCAGCGACACAACGGAGTCGTACTTGCACCCTGCGTCATACGCCCTTGCAACCCCTGCGCATAGCATTTTACGCGTCACCGCTCTAGTATACGGAGTGTCGCACGCGCCGAGATAGTCGATCAACGCTGTATCAACTCTTTTTACGCCATCCCAGTTTAATGCCGATAAATAATCTTGTATTGGGTGATATTTTATTTCGCTGACTATTTTTTCCACCGCGATATCGAGCTTCTCCCGACAATAAACACTATATATACGCTCTATATACCCCGCAAGAAGCTTATCGTCTGCGTCCGTCCATGATAGGCTGTGACGATCCCATGGCAACGACTTTTTGCCATAAATTGATTGATCAAATGAATTATATACAATATTGCCTTTCAAGTTCGGGTCATTTTTTAGTATTAAGTAAAAATTCTCAACACTCTTAACTATTGCGCCCGTTTTACCGTCGCGAGCTAGATCGTGTATCCAAGACAGGTCACTACTAGAGGTGTCCGATGTCGCCGCCTCTTCGGCGCGCATGACGAGCGGGTCAGACTCACATAGCAGTGCCATGCGTGCAGTACTGGCTCGATGATGTACAGGCGCGGTATAGTCATCATCGGATCCGTATAAGTGCGTGCGCACAAGGTCATAAGCGTTGACCGCATGTCCTGTGCCTACAGGATCGCTAGCATGGTGGCTGTAACATAGATTCGCATCATTAAATACATACAACCCACCTGCGGTTGATCCATCAATGTACGTATACCGATCACCACTACTACCGTGCGGTGTATATATGTGCGGTAAAAACTTTTCTATCGCCTCATGAATTGTGTACGCTCTGCAAAATTGACCTATTAAACCACTTTTGTTTTCAGGACCAACATTTTGTACGGCGGAAGTTTTTTCGCGTGTTTTTTGCTTGATAATATCGTTTGTTTTACCCTTTACACCACTAGTCATCAATATGCTTTGATACTCGCGCAAATAATCATCGGCGCATAAAAAGTTGCCGTCATAAAATTTTACGAAATATTCCCCGTCAATGCTGCATGATGGAAAGTACATTAACCTTTCATACTCAAAAGTTTTTGTATCAAAAAATTCCGCACCTATTTTATGCGCTAAATATCTAGCGACGATATTATACTCGCCCTTGCTCACGGGTCGGTCCACGGGCACGATGATACGGTATCGCCCACTAGATCGCATATGCTTGCGAGTCGTATGCACGATGGCACATACACCATGCAGTCGCTCACTCACCAGACTCATGATATCCACGCCGCCTGCATGGTCAACGTCAAGTGTAACGATCTGCCGATCCACTACCGCTCCGACTTGCCTTACGCCTCCTGTGCATACTCCCCCGACATATCCACCAACGTCTTTCAACTCATCCTGCTTTTCTTTTGGCATGGTTAAATATTCCGCTACAGTTTCAGGCGTACGCGTTGGCTCTGAAAAACGTTTACAAAATCCTTCCCACGTGTCGCGTTCGTTGATCCAATAAGTTGTTCGCCGCGCAAAGTTTTTGCCGCTATGTGCGAAACTGATCAAGGCTTTTATGCCCTGATCAGTTCCTTTCGTGCTAATAATATTTTCCATTGTGTACCTCCTAGAATACTAGCATATGCTCGCATACTCCGAGATCTTTCGCCTGCGAAATTATTTGTTGTTTTAACTCTTCAAAAGTACCGCATTCATCTGTCCATATCCAATCCCCGTTTTTGTCGTAGTACCCAAAAGGTGTTGGATCGGCTTCGGCGTATAAAATGTGCATTTCATCTTGCACAAAAACTCTCACCATCATAGCATCAGTCGATCCATTCCCGAAATAACTTACTTTTTCCACTTTTACCACTCCATTTTTTGTATTCGGTAAGGCATTCCCTTACCGTGATACTATCATATCATATATGACAGACCAATGCAAGTGGTTATACAACTTTTTTTGAATTTTTTTTTTAGCTATTTAGTTTGTTAAATTTTAGCGTTTCGTGTTGATCGATTGCGTTGCTCAAAAGATGAGTAATTGCTTGCGTTTTCGTTACGTAGTGCAAATCATCCTTAATGCTGTCAATCTTTTTTAACATATTCTCCGACACCACGACAGAGATCCTCGTGCGTGTCCGTCCGCTTTTTACATGCTTAGGCTCATTCATTTTTTATTCCTCCAATTTATATATTGTTAGTTCTAGACGTGGATTTTTTTTGTCGATAAAAAAGTTATTCACCCTTGGTAAACAGTAGTAGTCATTACTATATACGCCGCCATCCTCTAGTACATCGCATAATAACTTTAAGCAATTATTCGTATCGCGAATCCTTTTATCCTTAAAATAAAACGTCATTTCGACCACTGTTTTCGCCGACAATGTTTCCCAACCTTGAATATAAACCTCATTTATGATTTTTTCAGTGGCATCCTCACACCACGCACGAGCAGACGGGCGCATGAATCGCCCATAACTTTTGGATCGCGTTATATAAGCTGAGTTAACACTTGGCGGTATTGACAGTGTTATATACAATGTTTTATTTTGCATCGTCTTGAGCCACTGCATCGCGGTACATGCCTAAGTAATCAATCGCTTTATTTATATCATCAATCTTCGATCCCTTATGCTCGTGACGGCATAAATATTTTATGACGTTTCCTATTAAAAAGCCTTTGTACTGCTCTCTGGACAATTTAGCCTTAATAATATTTAGTGTTTCTAATCCGCCGACTTTATAGTACTCGCTCATCGTATTGGACACGCTCCTCCCTCGCATGATTCGTTGCCTACGTCAATAATTCCTTTGTCGTACTTTTGCAATAGTTTTGCATCAAATTTTTTCATTGACGATTTCAATAATTCATATTCTTCTTTGCTACATTCTTCATACGGCGCGAGCGGGTACGTACCGCCATCATCTGCCAAAAATGATATGCCGATGTAATCATTCCACATATTAAGTAATTGATTAGGCAAGTCAACCCATTCACTTGGTTTAACATGTATCGTGTTGGATGTGTTATGATCTGTGTATTTCTCTTGAAACATCTTATATATATATAATTGTTCTTTTGCATCAACATTCTTTTTATGCCGTTGCGCGGGCGAATTTACGGGGAAGTCGATCACAAGAGTTGTCGCAGACTCCATCTCTTGCCCAACCTCTGGGTGCACGCGCCACCCCAAATCAAGAGCCATGCGCGCCAGCGGATCGTGCGAATTGATGCGTATGCGCCGTATAAAATATTCGCTATGCGAAAAGTGGATACCGCTAGACACCCCTCCTGCCACTATAGACAGTGTTCCTTCTGGCTTGACTGTCGTAACAAGCAAGGGTCTGTTAACACCAAGAAATGTCGCATAGTCACTTGCTGTGTCGTTTGCAGTATTTCTTAGCATCAATAATATATCTTGCAACTCATGCCAGTTGTATCCTGCGTCCTGCACACCTGTGATACTACACCCTAGCAATCTATCGCGTTGTTGAATTTTATCCCAATGGGGGAGTTCCAGTTGCGCGAGCGTCATTCGCAGCCCTGCTCGTGCGGACAAACTTTGCGCGAGTTTTAACTCTTCCAAGTTTTCCCAATCGGCTGATAAATTTATTGTGGTTAAGTTACAAACGCCGTAGCTGTCTAGCAATATTTCTGCGCACGGATTAAGACCTTTGACATTAGGTCTGCGCTTTTCTGCCGCTGCTAGGTTTATAAACCCCGGCTCTCCCTCTAGTTTCATGATCAAACATAATAACTCCATCACATTTTCGCTCGGTTTATCATTAAATGCAATAGAGTTATTACTCATGCGCCGATGATGCAAGTGCGTTTTGCACATTGGATCAACGAGTAATGCGTCTACGACCTTGTGGTCAACGCCTCTGATCGTGTTCATTTTATCTTTGATTTTCTTTAGCAAACTTAACCCTTCATCGCCCCAGATACCGTTGATTCCGAATTTTGCAAAAATGCTTTCCCAGTCGTCCGAGTCGCACAAAAATATTTCTGCAGTCCGCCTAACCCCTCCGCACACTACGTTGTTGCCGATGAGATTGCCGATGTCTAGAACATGTACAGGTCTTACTTGCCCATCAATCGGCTTAATAGTCGTTGTATCTAACTCTCCACGCAACATACTTTCAATGCCTTTAAACATCTGCATTAATGGCTCGTGCCCGCTCGCTGTTCCGCCGAAGGTCAGCAAGCGCTCCCCTTTTGGGCGAATATTGTCGTAAATGATATTAAGTGTTTTTACTTTTCCCTCTATTAAAATGTTGATAAAGCTGTTGAATGATTGTACCCATCCTTCTTTACTATCGCCGACAATTATTGTTGCAAAATTTTCACTTTGCTCTGTCGAACCTTCGACTCCGTTTTCGCCGATAAATTTATAATCTTTGTGTATAATATTTTCGGGCAAAAACAATTTATGCAACTTTGACGCGTTTTGTTTAGTACATTTAAATCCTACGCCAGTTCCAATTAGCAATAAATAAAACAAGTCACCTAAATCTTTCCAACTCTTTACGTCAACAAATGCACAATTGAAGTTTGACATAGGGTACTTTGCGCCTGCTTCAGTACCTCCTATCCATAGTGTTCTGCCGCTTAAAAATTGTTTGAGGTTAAACATGTTGTCGAATAATAATTCCGCCTCCTTCTTTAAATCGTTAAGACTTTCTGCTTTCTCGATACCTTTGTTGCTAAAATGTCTATATTCTAAACTAATGTTATACTCAACGGCTCTCGCGCATGTCTCCTTCCACGTTTCACGGCGACCCAAATTACTTAACCATCTTGAATATGTGCGGTAGTAAACAAACTCGCCAATCTCGGTCATATGCTCGGGAGCATCATTGTATTTGCTTAAAAATTCATCTGATAAAAATTTCATTGGTAATTATCTCCTCTTTTTTTATTACTCCCACATACTTTTAGTTTTGCCGTAATCGCCGATAATCTTATCAATAATGCGCGTTCCTTCCTCCGTTTTTTTGAGTTTGCGATATGCGTGCATCCAATCGGTTGCGGTATGCCCAAAAAATTCTTCCGCAACACTCCACAATTCGGAGTCAAACTCTTTGCACAAGTTAAACATTTCAACAACCGCAGCCCTTGTCGCCCCTTGCGCCCCCTTGCTCCACAACCGTTGCGGGAATACTGCTTGAATTAATGTCGCAAAATTAAACTGTAGCACGAATTCGTTCATATGCGCGCCACATGGCATCGCAGATCGCGCAACTTGCGGAGACTCTGTTTCTGCCAATGAACGGTATAATTTATAAGCGGCATTCACTGCATCATGCACCGTGTCAGGGTATTTCATCTTGTCAAGCGGTAGAGAGTACCCGTCACTCACTTTTGCGCGATTTCCGCACGCCACACGCATGTTACGAGTGGTATATGTCGTTAAATGGTCGTACACTTCCTTTGTAACCCCATTAAACATAAACTCCACAAACTCTCCGCGAAAGATCTCTAGTGTATGCCCCATGCGCAATATGCTTAGTGGTCTGCGAACATTGTCGTGGTCTTTTTTGCCTAAATAAATCGCCGCATTGCGCGCTAAATTTAAACGCTTTGGATCTGTGTATCGCACAATATCAATCATCATAATCAATTCCATTTCCTTTTAACTTTCTTTGCGTTTCGCCTATGCTTTTAATAACTTGCATCATCAAGTTTTTTTCTGCTTCACTCACTTTTTTAGGGTCGAACGTTGCGATCTCGTCCGAGAAATCTTCTGACAACTCGCACGTTTCGCCGATCAAATTGTTTATATCAACAATCATTTTTTGAATCTCTTCGTTTTTTTGCATGATGGCATCTGCGAGGTCAATCGCCGATCTCCTAGGGTATCGAGCTATAATGTCTTTTTGATCGACAACTATTTCTTCGTTAGCCAAGGAATCTGCAATAATCTTGTTCGCGTCATGAATAAATACCTTATCTTTTACAAGTTTCGCAAACTCTATGATCTCGTTTTGATCCATGACTTTCTCGCGCCCGTCAGGCAACGACACGCAACCGAGTTTTATTCTATGGTTATAACTAACTCTATACATTTTTTCTTTCATTTCATTTCTCTCCTTTTTCGCCAACCCCCCCCCCCCCCCATCACTAGGAGGGGAATGGCTTTTTGTTTATCTTACAAAAAATCGTCTTCGTCAATTGGTTTTGGTTTTGGCTTGGCGATATCCCCGAAGTCGCTCAACACGCTTGATCCGCCTCCGTCAAGTCGCTCTCCATCTTGTAATTTTATCAGTCCGTTCAATCCGCACGCAACCCCGTGCCGAATCTTATTATACGAGTACCCATAAAGATTAACACTTACAGCCCCATAGCATCCAGAGTATATCACGTCTGGGTTTGTAATGTGCTCGTGATCTGCATCAACCACAAGAGGCTTTTTTTTGCTTGATGCGTTGAAAAAGTAATTACCTGCATAAACTGGATCGCCCTCACGCTCGGCATCACCATCGCGCAAACAACTCTGAAAACCGTTCGGCTTTTTACCACCGAATACATCGTCGATCTCTTTTTTGATAGCGGCGCGCATTTTTTCAATGTTTTCGGTATCAGTTTTCGGAAATAAAATTGACACGCTGTACTTAGGCTCTGACCCATTAAATCCTTTAGGCTCTAAAACAGTTACGTAGCTAAAACGAACATTTTTTAAAACTACTTTTGTCGACATTTTTTAAGCATCCCCTTTTTTTGTTTTGTCCACCCCTCTATGACAGAGGGGCGAATGCGTTTTTTGCTACCGACTTACCGACTTACCGACTTACCGACTTACCGACTTACCGCCTTGTGGTCATCCAAGACCACCGATCCGCTCTGCTAACAAGGGCATACAACGCCTTTGCGATCAACTGCTTGATCATCATCACCACCTCCTTATAGTTATATCATATCATATCCGACAATGTGTGTCAATGCCTTTTCTAAACTTTTTTTCACCCCTGTATTTCCCATGGTTCGAGTGCGTCGCGTTTATCGCTTGTTCGCGCGATAGTAGGCTTGCCGTCTGACTTTTTTATATACTTGCCTAATACTTTAGAGAATGTATCTTTTCCGATGCTCCTTTCTAATTCCGCAGGAGTTTTGAGAGTTAAAATATCAACGTCAATACCTTCTTCCTGTAGTGCTGTGTTTATCGTTGTTATGTCGGCGATAAAGGATCTTGACCCTCTTCCCTGTACGAGTTTATACCCATCGATTGCCGTTCCTTTTTTCATCGTTTTCAACGCAAAGTCCTTAACTTCTTCGCACCAACTTTTTATATCGTCAACCACTTCGAGCAGTTTTGCAATCTCTTTTACGTCCATTTTTTCGACCTCCACGTCTTTATAGTTATCAAATGTTTCTACTGCTAATTGTTTGTATAATGGACAAATTGGTTTAGCAGTACAGTACTTGCAGTGATCGCCTTTTGCGCAATCAGACGACGATGGTGTTTTGCCTATCTGAGCCATAATGAGTAGATCGTAGCACCGTTCCGCCCGTGGAGCGAGATCGTTTTTGGCAAAGCGCAGTAGATCGCTTGGTGTTGTGATCCATGTCCTATACGACTCAAGTCGCGGCTGTGCGATATGCAGTGTCACGGTATCGATATCAACAAGGCCGATCATATATCCTAAAGCATCTAAAACACCCAAAGCGTATATCATTAATTGCACGTTGTTTTCTACCTCAACTGGTATATAACCAGTTTTATAGTCAACTACATGTAATTCTTTAGACTTTCGATCATACATCCAGTAATCTACTGTGCCAGTGCATCCACGTATCCATCTGCCGAGCGTGACTACATCCTCTACTCCGTAACGTACCTCGTTTTTCGGTTGTAAAGATGCGATATAATTCGCGTACTTAACCGCTAGTAATTCCGACTCGCTTTTTTGTTCAACCTTATAATCTTTAATTGTGAGAATCTTTTCTGCGACCTCGTGCGACTCTGTGCCTTGTAGCGCTTGCGGCGATGCGGTCTCTGATACACCAGATGATCGCACCATCGACTCCAATGCCGCGCTTGCAGGGCATGCCATCCACCTGTGCGCCTTAGATGCCCCGAGTGCGCTGTGCTGACGGCTTTTATGGTCAATCATGTCAATTTACCCCCTTAATCAATCTGTTGAGCACCGCGTGCGCTAGTGCATAATCAGACTCTTTCAAGTCGTCAATCTTTGTACAGTTAAAAATACATGTCATTGCGTCTGCTACTCTTTTTTTTCCTACTGCGGAAACTGCTGTTAGACACATCGTCGATACAGACTGTTTATTGATCGCGGTGTCTGGGATGTAGTCAGAGACATCCTCGCCGATAGCGTCAATAAACTGCTTAACTCCTACTAAAACTTGGTGTATCGAGTTCACCGATTCTGTCACTTGTGACCTAGCTGTCGCGCGCTGTGAGGGGTCTTTTAGTACGTCAATTACTTTTTCGCACTCTGGCATTGCTCTTTTGACCAAAAAAGTATTAACCTCATACAAAACTCGAGATGCCAACGATTGCACTACTCATCACCTCCTCGTGTAATAACTTAATCGCGCAAATGAACGCCAAAGCGACAAAGGCAATAATCGATGCAATCATGAGCATCGCCATGGCAACGATTAACGGAGCAAATACATCCACGATCTTCGATATCATGTCTTTTCTGCGGCTATAATACATATATAATCACCTCCCTCTTATATAAGTACATCATATCATATCGGACAATGCGTGTCAACAACTTATTTCAACTTTTTTTATGTTCCAGTGTTCCAGTCGTGTTCCAGTTGGTGTTCCACTAGGTTTAAGATTGAAAAGCCTTATATTATCTATATATTATATATACTGTTCCAGTGTTCCAGTAGAATAGTATAAATAGTATAGATATATTATTATAATATTTCAGCTATATAGGGAATTTATTGGAACAACTGGAACACGTCTATTCTTAAGTTTGAAAAGCCTTATATATACTAAAGTTTAAACACTTGTGCTATTGGAACGTCATTGGAACACGACTGGAACAAAAAAAGCCCACCAACGATAATCGTTAGCAGGCTTTTTTTATTATTTTAATTTTAGCTTTAATTTATATACATCTATTAGCGATTCTGCGATGCACTTAGCAACTAGTTTACGATACGACTCGCTCCGTAGCAACAACACCTCTTCTCTTGAGGTCATGAATCCTGCCTCTATAAGGATCGTAGGGCATTTGCAGGCATTGAGGACAAAAAGGTCGTTGCGTTGCTTAACTCCGCGATCCCTCAACTTTGTAGCGGCCACAAGTCGCCGCTGCACATTTAGCGCCAGCGCAAGCGACTCGCGGTAGCGCTCTGTCGCCGGAGGGTCGTCATCGATCAATGTTTCAATACCTTTCGCCGTTGACCATTCATTACCCGAAGCATTGGCATGGATAGACACGCATACATCGGCTTTTAAATCGTTTACCTTCTTGCATCTATCGCGTAAAGGAACATCTGAATCTTTGTTATCAGTCCGAAATGTACTGCAATTGTATAACGATAAAATACGTTGCAATTCATTAGCTACTGCAGAGTTAAATGTATATTCCCTTAACAGTCCGTCTGGTGATCGCTTTCCCGCAGTGGCTGGGCCGTGCCCCGCGTCAATCGCTATGATCATCGTCATCATCCCCCCAGTCCTCGATCATGCCGTTGCGCTCGTTTTTTTTTGCTTTTTTTTCAATTTCTTCCAAAAGGGTTTGAAAATCGCGGAATGAGAAATCTTTAGTTTCTTTAATACCTAACTGTCTTTCAATTCTGTTTAGCGATCTTTTCATTCTGTAAACAATATTGTCCATTCTTAGGCAAGCCGCTAGCGCAAAAAGCGCAAGAGCTGCAGCCAAAAAAGCCAGTGCCTCAAACTGTGGGGTCGAGTCATACATCACTTTTATCATTTTTTTTCATTTTTTCATGATTGCCAAAAACTTCCAACGCTTTCTGCAAAACTTGCGGCACTGGAAGTCCTAAGTTTTTGTAATTTTCCATTAAACTTATGGATTCATTCGCGATAAAAAACGCAATTACCCCACTACAAATAACGGTCGTTTGCAGGTATAAATCGATCTGATAGGCAAAAGCCACCATCCCAAGTATCGCTACTTTTTTAATTACACCAAAATGCGCTTTTGACGACGATAATTTTTTGTTAATTATAGCAAGTAAAACTCCAGTTAAATAATCAAGGATCATTGCGTATATTAAAATTAAATGGAGTTGTGTAAACTCGCCAAAAAGCGCTGCGCTCATTGCCGCTAAAATGGACACGATTGCGCTCACCCCCACTCTTCTGTGCAACGTTTTTTTGTCAATTGCGATTGAGTCCAAGATCTCCCCTCCTCTATACTCTATATGCCGAAAATTCAGTTACGTTAATTGCTCTCCTGTAATCGACTCGTACTGCTCTTTTGTGATTACACCTTTTGCAACGGCTTTCGCCACCATAGCTTTATTCCACAAACCTTTTTCGTAATAAGATTTAATTGTTTCAAAGTTCATTGTTTATTCCTCCTTATTAATTATCTTGCAACATAATCATATAGTCTAGCCGTGCCACAATCGCTTCGCTGGCTAAAACTTCGGCGGATGGCTCTGGCGGCGGCGGCGGGGCGTTGAGGATATCCTCAATGGCTTTAATCGCTTTGACGGGATCAGACTCCGTAATTCCGTAGTTAGTTTTTAATATCGCTAAGTTATCGAAGCTATTAAGTACGCCACCCGTCTCTGTGATGACGACCGTAGTCGCTGGATTCTCTGCCCATCCCCATTTTGCAAAAACGTCTTGAGGTGTTAGCTTTCCGCCCACTGGAGGGTACAAGTTTGTTTTTTTATCCCAGATAGTATATTTGATCATTTTAAATCGTCACCGATCCTTTTTTGTATTTTATATAACCCGTAGTTGGTGTTACGAAATTTAATGTAGTTTGCGATCCGACAGTTGTTTCTGTTGTCGCTGGCGAGAATTGATATTTCGATCCAACTGGAATTGTGATCGGCGGCGAAAGCAAAGCATATGCGTTGACAACGGAGCTTGATACACCTGAAGAATTTAACCCACCACCAAAAAGCGCATAATTCCCTACGGTCGTTGCGCTTAATTGCCTTATTGCCAAACTAAGTTCAGCAGGTGTTGTACGCACTAAACTGGTATCATATGCATCGACAGTTGATCTATATGCCCCATCAAACCCACCGCCAAAAAGAGCATAGTTTCCAACGCTTGTAGCGGTTAAAATATATCGCGCAACGCTTAACGCCGTAGGTGTTGTACGTACTAAACTTGTATCGTAAGCATCAACAACCGCACTGTTAACACTACCACTACCAAACCCGCCACCAAAAAGGGCATAATTTCCGACTTTTGTTGCTGCAAAACGACTTCGCGCAACGCTTAACGCCGTAGGTGTTGTACGCACTAAACTGGTGTCGTACGCATCAACTGCTGCGCTTGCACTTCCTGTATCGCCGCCACCAAAAAGGGCATAATTCCCAACGCTTGTGGCGGCTAGAAATTCACGCGCAACGCTTAACGCCGTAGGTGTTGTACGAACTAAACTGGTGTCGTAAGCATCGACTACTGCACTTACACTGCCTGTAGTACCGCCGCCAAAAAGAGCATAATTCCCAACGTTTGTCGCTGCTAAGTATTGCCGCCCTACACTTAACGCCGTAGGTGTTGTACGCACTAAACTAGTATCATAGGCATCGACTACTGCACTGTAAACACCACCACCAAACCCGCCGCCAAAAAGGGCATAGTTCCCAACCTTCGCTGCTGATAACCCAAACCTCGCAACACTTAACGCCGTAGGTGTTGTACGTACTAAACTTGTGTCGTACGCATCGACCACAGCGCTGCTAACACCACTAGACAAACCGCCGCCAAAAAGGGCGTAATTTCCAACGCTTGTGGCAGCATTTCTTTCTTGTGAAACGCTTAGTGCTGTTGGATTTGGCGATGTCCTTACTAGCGTGCCAGTGGAAAGAGTGTAGTCAACTCTCGTCAATCCACCGCCGATATTTGTTCTCCCGCTACCCATGATTCACCTCCTTTATGGCGCTGTGTTTTTATACGGATGTCCAGAAGGCAAGTCGCCCTGTAGACCCCATTTCCACGCGAGGTATCCTTCGATCTGTTGCCGCACAACGTTGGTGTTGTAGTTGGCAATAACTATAATTTCTTGCAACGTCATTGCGCCAAAGTTCCCGTCGTTTACACGATATTTGCCAATATCCACGGCGGTAGCAGCGGTCGGAAATGTACTTGTAACAGTCGAAGTAACTTGGGTGTTTCCGTTGTAATAGAGTGCGTGATTAGAATTTGTTACACTTTCTGCTGTTAAAACTGTATATGGCTTTGTAGTCATGTTCACCACGCCACCAGTTATCGCGAGGCCCGATGCTCCGTAATTCCATTTGTCAAGATCCATGATAAGTCCGCGACGACCCTCGGTAGACTCGGTGTTAGACGTGATAATTCCGCCATAATCGTAATCATTAATGCGAGCGACGGCGGCAATAAGCACTGGGGCTTGCAATGAATTTAAAAACGCTTCGTTGATTCTTAAAAAGTCACTTGTCCCGTCGAAAACAAGCCTATTCGGCTCATAACTTGGTCGAGCCGATGCCGTAGCTTGAGACGCGTGTCGGTTGTTTCCACTTTTGTCGCGCCACTCGCTTACGCCACCTGACACAAGCGTAAGTGTATTGAGGTCTGCGGCGTCTAGCCACAGGGTCGTTGTAAGTGTTGCGGGAACATTCGTTGTTTGAATTGTTTTGACAACGATGTAATCAAAAAACAACGTTTCGCTTGGCGCGTTGTCTGCATAAAGCGTTATACCGCCGTCGTACGTCGTTGCGTATCCGACGTTTGCATTTTGCGCAGCAGCGAAAGACTGTGGGATAAAAAGTACTTCCGCTCGCATCGTCGATGTCACACCTGCAATCGTTACGTTCTTTTTCGCCGCAAAACCTGCATCGGTCGTGGCTGTCCAGCTTGCAGTTGTGACCGAAGTTTGACCCGTAATGGTTGTTGCAAGATCTATACCCGACTCAATTTTATTTAGGTTATTCGCGCTGACAGCAGGAGCAGACCCATTCACCCATGCTGTTTTGGTGTATATTGGCACAAAGCGTCACCCCCTTTGTATCGTATCGCGCCTAACGATCTGAATTGATTCAAGATTTGTTTTGTTACGCGAATATAATACCCTCGATATCATTATACCACTATTTGCTGTTGTTGTCGCCGTGCTTCCTGCAAAAATTCCAATTTCGCGTATGTTTGCGACTGCTTCCGTTTCAAGGATCACTGCTGTTTTTTCTAGTTGCCCCGTAGCGGGCTTTGTTGACGTGATAAATGATGTCCTAAAAATTTCCGCGCCCAGTTGCGTTTGTGTTGTACTAGGGGTCGTTGCGGATGTGCCAACAGCGAGATAACGTATTTCTGTTGATGCGAGCTCTCCGTTGAGTGCGTTGCGCACCATGTCCAACCCAGCATCGGTGATGAGATTGTCGATGACAAAGCGCTCGTCATCTGCAATGATTTCATACTGTCCGAGCCACCCTCTTTTGTCTTCCACTTCGCCACCTCCATAGCTTTTTTGTAGTCTTGTAGTCTGGATCAGCAAGGCATGAAAGAGTCGGACGGGAAAAGCGTATCCGATGGCACGACACAAGCGAAAACGGTCTGCGTTACCATCTCTGCCCACCCTTCCGACTCCGATGTAGCGGTGAGAATGACTAACAACTCATTTTCCCTGATGCTTGCTTTCAGGTCTTGTTTCAGTAAATCGTTGTAAAACTTCTGCCATCCTCCGAGCGGGTCACCGTCGATGGCGTGAACCGTGTACACGAGCCGCCCTGCTCCATCAAGTTCTGAGATTGTAACCTTGTCGATGAGGAAGTCCGTGGAGCTTATGTTGTATTCGGGGAGCGTTATGGTTTGTAACTGCCCCGCAGCGAGCCCTGCTGTGTACGTATCGTATGTGATCTGCCGTGCCACTTTGGTATATTTTTCCAACTTGCCTGTCGCGATTGAGATCGCCTCACCACGAGATACGATGGATGTGTCGACATCGATACGCTCGTATACGCCAGTATTACCCTCTAGCGCTGCACGGTTTGCGATAGCAACGACATCCTCTGACACAACGGCGAGGGAGATCAACCCTTTGTAGGTTACTTGTATCACGTCCGTTGTCGACAAAACGGTTTGAGTCGTCTCTTGTACAATACTGTTTTTCCCCACATCGTAGTAATACTTTTTATTTTTATCTACACCGTTTATACCTATGTCCGCGGACGCTATTTCAACACTATTTATAAATATTCTAGGTTTATCCGATATCGGAAATCTCGTGATAAAAACTCGTGACACGCCGTCAGGGTTAGGCGTTGGCTTCTCCAGTGCAATCTCATCCGTCTGTATCTGCCCGCCACGGATGTACTGGCGATTGCGATACTGTGAGCGATCTTGTCTGACCTGCACGTTGTTTACACTTGACATAGTAGTGATCCCAAAAGGGGCGGTAAAAAAGCTACGAGGGGTAAAATAAAATTTCTTGTCATAATCAATATACCAGTTAAACCCAGTGATATCGCATAACTCATTTAGCGCATCTGATACCGTGCCGACGCGCGGGAAAGACGCTTTGTCAAGCGTTACTGACGTAGTAGAGATATTGCCAAGTGTTATACCATCGGGTACAAGATACGTAGTGTATAGGTCGTTAACTATTGTATGGACGGCGGTGTTTGTGTATGTCTTTGCAACGAGATATCGATCTGCAATTTGGTGATTGTCGACACACTCTATATCATAGTACCATGCGTTTTTAGCTAGTGGCACATGCTTTTTTGGGTACAATAAAAACCCTGCGAATATTAATGTTGCAAAGTCATCGTATATCTGTATCTGTTGCCCATCCTGTAAATCCATTGTCATGGACACGTCTACAAGTTGTAGACGCGCCATTGAACGCTCATTAATTGTATCCTCGATCTCCAGCGATCCCAAGCGAAAACGATTTGTGCGGTCGACTCCTGATATGATGATCTGCATCAGTATGCACTCCCTACACGCGCTCTAATCGAGTCGACCATAATGGGTGCGACTGCGGAACTGATTTTTTTGCCATCCAAAAAAATGTTCGGTGTCGGCGCGGGTTGTTTTGCGGATGACGACACTCCCGACGGAGTCTTTGTCGACGGCGGTGTCGGCGCTGGCGGCGTCGGTATTTTAGGCGGAGTAAGCGTCACTCCCATCTGCTGCGCTTGCTGCTGCGCCCAAGATTGCTGACCTTTATTTCCACTAGACATCAGATCAGATAAGTACTTTCGCTGATTCTCCAATTTATTTAACTGGTCAATTTGTGCCATAACTTCGTTAATTGCTTGCTGTATCGCTGGCTTTTTACTGTTAATGCCGTTAATTAGGCTTTGCCCAAAAGATTCTCCAGCCGACTGCCACCCCGAATTGTACGTGTTGAGTAGTTCTATAATTTCACTCTGATTCTTTGATGTCATAAGTTTTTGAGCTTCTGAAAAAAGAGCATCTTGCTGTAGTAATCGTTCGTACTTGTCGTTAATCAATTTTTCTTCTGTGGCATGATGCTCCTCAATTAACTTGATTAAATTCTCTTGATTCTGCTTTGCGTTCTCGTAGCTGGAGATCGCAATCTCGGCTTTTATTTCCGCAAGGCTTTCTTCGTCTTTTATTTGTCGCGCAGTTTCTTCTTCGTCGATTTTTTTACGATCCTCCGCCTTTTTTCGCAGGTCTTCGATTTCCATTCGGATCTGCTCGATCCTGATCCGCCGACCCTCTAAAAGCACTTCGCGCGTTCGTTTTGCCATTTCCTCGTCGAGTTCTTTTTGTATTTTTAACTTTTCTTCGGCGCTTTCGGCGCTCGCGAGTTGTTTGTCGAGTTCCGCCATACGTGCATTGTACGCTTGCTCCTCCATCGCTTTTTCTTCTGAACGAGTTGAATTATTTATTGCATCAATCTCTGCCTCAAGGCGATCCACTTGCTCGCGAGTTGTCGCGTCAAGCACTTCAAAGCGAATTTTTTGTTCATTAAGTAAAGTTTTTATTTTTTCGGAAGATTGCGATTTTATTCTTCGCAACTCGTCGCGATGGCTGTCATCAAGGATTTTTAAGTAATCGCGCGAATTTTTAATATCAATAGTTTTTTTGCTTTCACCGGCGAGGAGTTGCTCTTTCTTTTCTTTTTCGTAGCGGTTTCGTAGCGCAACAACAACTGCTTCGCCGACTTTGTTTACATTGTTCAGCATTTCTTCGTTGGCTTTTTTTTGCGCTTCCGCTAAGTCT